CGATGCATCCGACTACACCAAGTGGGGTGCATCGCAAACTGGAGATATTGTAACGGCTCCTGGTCTATGGTCCCTGGACAATTTTGGAAATAAATTGATTGCAACTATCTTTGATGGTGCAACTTTTGAATGGGATTCAGATGCAAGTAGTGCAACATCTACTCGAGCAACCATCGTTGCTAATTGTCCTACTGCATCGATACAGACACTAGTATCTACACCCGATAGACACTTAGTTGCTTTTGGAACAGAAACTACCATTGGAACAACATCCACACAGGACGATATGTATATACGTTGGTCGGATCAGGAATCAATTAATGCATCAACTTCTTGGGCGCCTTCAGCAACCAATACCGCTGGTACACAAAGACTGGCTGACGGAACACGGATCGTTGCAGCGATTAGAGGTCGGGATGCAATTTACATTTGGACCGATACATCTTTATTCATTATGAGATTTGTGGGTGCGCCTTTCGTATTTTCATTTCAACAAGTTGGAACGAACTGTGGATTGATTGGAAAGAATGCAGCCGTTGAAGTGGATGGTTCTGCATACTGGATGTCGGAGAATGGTTTCTTCAGATATACTGGTAAACTAGAATCATTAGCGTGTTTAGTTGAAGACTATGTTTATGATGATATTAACACAGTTCCTAGACAACATATTTATGCAGGATTGAACAATCTATTTGGTGAAGTCACATGGTTCTATCCTGGAAGTGGTGCTGCATCTAATAATAGATCAGTCACTTATAATTATATGGATTCCACACCTGAGCGACCGGTATGGACGACAAGTTCTTTAGCAAGATCAACATGGTCTGATTCACATATATTTGGAAAACCGCATGCAACAGAATATGACTCTGATGCAACCAGTGATACCACAGTTGGTAACACGGACGGTGTGACTATTTACTATGAACATGAAACAGGAGTAAATCAAATTAAAGCAGGAGCGGCTACTGCTATTTCTGCAAGCATTGAATCTGGTGATTTTGATATTTCAGCAACACAGGGTGGTGGAGCAGATCTCAGAGGAGATGGTGAACACATGATGAAAATTAGAAGAGTGCTTCCAGACTTTTTACAACAAACGGGTGATGCAAGAGTGACATTAAACTTAAAAAATTATCCAACAGATTCACAGGCAAGTTCTTCATTAGGTCCTTTTACTACAACTACAACTACAGATAAAATAGATACAAGAGCACGTGCGCGTGCTATATCATTGAAGGTTGACAATACAAGTACAGGACAACACTGGAAGCTTGGAACTTTTAGATTAGATATACAACCGGATGGGAGAAGGTAATGCCATACGGATACGGATCAGCGAATAGAGGAAGTAGATCTTCAGGACCAGCAGGTGGAGCATCAGCTGGTGGAAATTATGGTGGTAATCGTAATCCTCAACAAAGATCAACACCAGCACCAACGTATCGAAACGTACATCAAACTGGAGCAGTCACCCAAACACCAGGAAGAACATCAACAGTTACAACTGCAAGTGGACCACCAGGTATATTAAATCCACCAACACCACCAACAACAGTTACAACTGCAGCAGGACCACCAGGTATATTATCAAGACCACCAAGAGGAAGAATAAATACTACTGGGGGGATAACTTCAACTGACGTTTTAAAAAGATTTTTAAAACATAGAATGAATACACAATTAATGAAGGGGATGGTGCTCAGTAATTATGCACCTGAATATACTCATGCACTAGGAGGATATGATTGGAAACAAAATTTTCCAGAAACACCAGAATGGTTAGATAAAGCATTAGCTTATGGATATCAACATATAACAGAAATACCAAGAGGTATAATGAATATTGATCCAATGAGTTCTATTTATTCTGATACAGGTATCATTGGATCTTTATCAAATGCTTTTAATAAAGCTAACGTAGAAGCTGCTAAAAATATACAAGGTTTTACAGGTGAAACAATTCCACCAGAAACTCTGGAAAAATATCACAATTGGCAAAATTTAGCCAGAGGCGGACTTGCAAATCTTTATAGATACGGAGGATTCAGTGGCTAGAATAGTACAATCATTAACACAACCTTTAGAAAAATACGATCAACAGATTCAACAATCATTTGTTAGAGACGTTGATAGTATAGTACAAAAATTAAACACATCCTTTCAACAGGATATAAAAGAAGAGGCAGAAGCAGAAAGCTTCTTTATGGCATAATGGCTAATACATTTGTAAACAAAAAAGTAGATTTAACGAGCACGAGTGCAACGACACTGTATACGGTACCTAGTGCTACAACCGCTGTGATTAAATCTATACTCGTGTCCGAAGATTCAGGAAACGCGGATACAATAACAGTGACTATAACTGATACAGATGACGCTGTTTTCAGCTTATTTAACGTTAAAGCAATCTCGGCCAGTGGAACATCAGAATTATTATCTGCACCCTTGGTAGCTAAGGAGAGCGAAATTATAAAAGTAACCGCAGCAACGGCAAATAGATTACATGTCGTATTGTCTGCGCTCGAAATTAAACCTAGGGTCGTGACATCCTAGACTTGATTTACTTGTAAAAAACAAGTAATATTATAAACTCAGGTGAAAATCCTGCTCTTAACAAACTAACAAAAAATTATGGCTATAGATAGAACAGGAATATCATCATTACAAACAGGTGCACCAGAAATTAAATATACAGGTGACGAAGGACCTAAATCTCCAGACGAACAATTAATGGCTTCTGCTGATCCTATGTTAGTAGAAGAATATAATAAATACGTTTTTGAAATGGAAGAACAAGGACTTCCAGCAATATCATTTAGAGAATTTGTTCAACAGATTATGTCAGGTATGGCCGATGGAGGAATCGCGAGACTGGGATATGCTAATGGACAAAGAGTTGGATTACAAAGTGGCAGATGGGCTGATCCAAGTCCTATGTCTCCTGGAACAAGTGCGACTGGTGGGATGCGTGGCGAAACCGCCAGAGAAACAGGAATTAGACGAGCTGCAACAAGACCAACACCACCAACAACAGTTACAACTGCAGATGGACCTGATACCGCAGATGACAGATTTAGAACATATTCAGAAAACATAGTAGACATACGCCCTCCAAAAGATGGAGGAACATGGGAAGATAAGAGAAAAAAAGATCTTGAAAAAGCTAAGATAAGAAGCATTAAACCTTCAGGCACTGTGACCCAAAAGATATTATATGGTTTACTTAAAAATAATCCTAAACTCGCATTACAGTATTTATCTACTATAAAAAAGGATGACGAAGAACTGTGGGATAGTCTACCACAAGAGTTAAAAAATTTAGTAGGTCCGGGTACATTTGGAGAAGCTGATCCTTCTGGAATGGATTTGTATTCTAGTTGGGAAGATCATCCTGAACTTTCTTTTGATGAGTGGAGCATGTTAACACAGATTCCAGGATCTACTCTGACGGATTCCTATGGAGAGTATCTAGCAAAGAGGGGTAAACCTGGAGTAAAACATGCAGGTAATGTTGGTGGACTTGGAGATAGATATGTTAAATATGAAAAAAACCCTGACGGAAGTTTTAAGTTAAAAGACGGAAAAAAAGTTCCTGCAACAGATTATTATGGAAATATAAAATATGGTTACATGCCAACTCCCACCGGTGGAGAGGGTCCTATTTATTATCCAGGTTACGTTCCAGGTGGAATACCATCAGCAGCACCAGGTGGAATAACAGAAACAGCGGTGGCTACAACAGATTCTTTTCCTACGGATCCAGTTACGGCAGCTTTAACAAATCAATATCATATACCAGGTGCATCAAATTTTTATTCTAATCTAGCTTCTTCAATGTTTAATCCAACAACAAACATGTTGACATTAGCAAATGGTGGCAGAATACCGGCAGCTTATGGTGGTATCATGGATCTTGATACAGGAAGAAGAGCTTATGGTTTAGGAAGTATATTTAAAAAAGCAGCTCGAGCTGTTAAGAAAGTTGCGAAGAGTCCGATTGGTAAAGCTGCTTTGATGGCTGGTTTATTTCATTTTGGGCCTGGACTTTTGTCTGGAACAGGTCTTGGAATGGGAACTAAAACAGGAACAGGATATGCTGGTTGGAAAAAATTATTAGCAGGAAAAATGGATCCTAGTAAAGGTGGCATGAATATTTGGAGAGGTATAGCAGGCGCTTCAGCCCTTGGTGGTTTGTTTACAGAAGATGAAGAAGACGAAGATGTTATGTATAAAGATTGGTTAGCTAAAAAACAATATTGGGATCAACAATTGGGTGGTCCTTGGCCAACGAACCCTGTTCAATTCTCAGCTGATGGCGGAAGAATTGGGTATGCTAATGCTGGTATAGCAGGATCACGTATAATGGGTAGAATGGGTGCTGCGACAAATGAGAAAGAATGGATTACTAAAAAAAAACCAGAGCAATGGCAAATAATTAAACGAAAACTGAATGAAGTATTTCAAGGAGCAGGTGGAGGAGCAGAGGGTTTTAGTGCTGTGTCTGAATTTACCCGAGAAAACTCTGATTTTTTAGAAGGACACGATTGGTTGTGGCAAGGAGATGAAATAAAAGTGAAGGAGCCAGAAGTACAATATGAAAATGTAAACATATTAGATAGTCTGGACGGAAGTAATACTATGAATATAAATGGTATAGAACTACTAATGCCAACAGAAAAAGCTAAGGGTGGAAGAATTAGGTATCAAGGTGGTGGTTACTATGATGAAGAAGAAGAAGGGCATAGATCAGCTGCATTATCCGCTATGTATGGATTAAGAAAAAATGCTCAAGAAGGTGGACTCATGGATCTTGGTGGTATGGAAAAAGATTATAGAGAAGAAGGCGGGTTTGTACCTATTGGTGGACAAGAACGAGCAGATGATGTACCAGCAAGATTAAGTAAAAACGAATTTGTATTTACAGCAGATGCTGTAAGAGCTGCCGGCGGTGGAGACATCGACAAGGGAGCAGAAGTCATGGAAAATGTTATGAACAATTTAGAACAAGGTGGACAAGTATCTGAAGAGTCACAAGGACTTGAGGGTGCAAGAAATATGTTCGCCACAGCACAAAGA